CCCCGGGCGTCCCATAGTCGCTTGTGGATCAGGCGCACCCGAAAGGGTTGCTATTCGAACATCCAGAAATGGAGGACGATGTTGGGGAATCAATACTCCCAAAGCATCACCTTTTCACGTCTGATCGCTACTGGCTTAACCCCCAGTGAGGCTGCACAAATCTCACGATTGATCCAGAAATGGGTCACGTGTAACGGAGAGGAAGAGACGGTTCGCCGGCTTAAATCCTTGAAGGATGCGTTTGTTCACCATCTCGCTGGCCTTCCCTACCAACTGGAATGGATCGCCCATCGGGAAGATGGGAAACCCAAAGGTCCATTTGGAGTATTGTGGAAGTTCTCTCGAAAGCAGTTATTCAAGTGTTGGAATGCACTTATGGTGTATTCCAGCATGACATATTCCTGCAAAGGAAAGATGCCAAGGATGACTGCCAGACAGTACAGTAAGTTCATCCGTGCGGTAAACCGCAATCCGGTTGATCCTAATGCACATGATATGGCAACTGTCCTGATTGAGAATTTCCTCTCAGTTATAGGTGAGTTTCCGAAATTCACCGCTGTATCTGGTGTTCCGGTCATATCGATTCAGGGTTCACCCTCTCGTAGGGCTCCGGACTCTAAGTCGTATATGGGGTCAGCACCGCAGGATGAGACTTTGGTCTCGTCCATCGCTGTGCTATCCTTACGGCCCAGGTTCACTTTGAAGCACTGGAAGGTATACTCTGGTGTACTGACCGGCTTTGAAGATACATGGGAACTTCTATCGTGGACTAAGGATAACTCCACCGATCGTTCCTTAAGTGGGAGGATTGGTATAATCCAAGAACCAGGGTATAAGTCCCGCGTTGTCGCAAACCCATATATGGTTCACCAAGCAGCTATGCTGCCGCTAAAACACTACCTTTTGAAGGTTCTCAGATCTCTCCCGAACGATTATGTATATAATCAGGAAGGAGGGGTACGTGCCCTTCAGGAGAAGGTGGATGGTACCCGTACCATCTACAGCGTTGACCTTGTAAACGCTAGTGACAACTTGCCACTCTCATTACAAGAGTACTTGCTTAAGAGGATTGGTATTCCTGATTATTGGGTGGATTGCTTTTGTGCAATCTCCTCCGGTGACTGGGAGATGCCGTCCAACTGGATTCCTAGTGAGGACCGTGTTCGTCGTTACCTAAAAGGCGAGCCCCCTCCCCGTGGATATTATCCATGGAATGGAGACGAGTATCTTAGGTGGTACGAGGGTCAGCCGCTGGGCTTAGGTCCATCGTTTGGCTCCGCGTTCTTGTTGCATCACGCTATTGTTGTCGGTTGCCATGTGGCATTGAATAAGCCACTTGACTACGGCATGGTAGGTGATGACCTGTTCCTGACAGATGGTGAGGTTTACAAACTCTACTGTCTCGTCATGGATGGGTTAGGAGTGGAAGTATCGAAAGATAAGTCACTCGTTAGTTCCAAGGTAGGCGAGTTCCTCTCCAGAATTGTAACTCCGCATATGGTATTGCGGGGATACAAGTGGAAAGGGAGTGGGGACAACTCCTTTGTGGATGTTGCCCGGAGTTTGGGACCTCGGTCCTTGCCTCTCTTCCGTCGCCGACAACAACGTGTGTTGAAAGCTTTGGGCGAGCTGCCTGAACCATATGGTTTAGGGTGGAACTCTCGCGGGCGATCCTGGTGGGATCGAATGGAGGAATGGTTGGAAGCATTCGAGCGATTGGATGTTTCTACCCGATCCTTTGAAACGACTACGAGTTCTCTGAACCGTAAGTTGTATACTGGGACCTTACAGTTCACAACTGACACTGGTTACCCAGTATCAGCAATACCCGACCAGGGTATTGAGGATGCTGTCAGCCAGCTGATGAATCCAACAGTTGCACCGTTGGGCCACCTGATGCTGCCAAACTTGGACTATGTTGCTCGTCTTTTGGACGATGTGCCATGTCCGTCCTCTAAGGAAGCCGCATTCATTCACAAAGTGAATGTGCTACTCAGGGACTTTTCAGTCCTTGAGCGTGCCTGCGATATCACTCAACTAATCCGCTATGAGAGATTGTTGTTCTCAAAGCGATCAGTGTGAGGAGGGA